TATGACGTCAAATCCACCTATACGGGAACCTTACCCGCACAGTTAACTACAGGTAGGATGAGACTTAAGCAAGTAGTTTTTGTTGGTTCAGGTACAGCAGGAACGATAGCCCTTTATGATGGTACAGACAATACAGGCCCTATATTATGGCAGTCTAAAACAAGTACCGGAGTTCAGCCTTTTCAAGTAATTTTACCGGGAGAGGGTATCTTAGCTCAAACGGGTATATATGTTGCAGGCACTAACATTACCTCAGTAACTATCTGTTACGGTTAGGAGGCCTTATGATAGACGAACAATCTAAAATAGCCGTGCACGATACTGAGATTAAACACCTACAAAAAGATATGGATAAACTAGTCGAAGATATGGAAGAGATCAAAAAAACTATCGGCGAGATTAATAAAACCTTAGCCGAAGCTAAAGGCGGTTGGCATATGCTTGTGGTCTTGGGGGGTCTTGGTGCTGCTATTGGTGCTACTATTGGGTGGTTTATTGAGCAGTCTGTTTCTAAGTAGTGACTAAAAGGTACGCATACCGACTGTGGTATAGTGCCAAACTTAGAGCAAGGGCTAAAAATTTAGAGTTTACTTTATCAAGAGAGTTTGTAGAAAAAGGCGTACTAAGTGGTAAATGTGCAGTAACTAAATTGAAGTTCTCTAAAAAGTCTTCAAGTAAAACTCACAGGTCTTTTGCAGCGTCAATAGATAGAATAGATTCTAAGTTAGGTTATACAGATAGTAACTGCCAAATAGTTTGTTGGATATATAATAGAGCTAAAGGCAACGGTACTCATAAAGAAGTATTAATATTAGCGGAGGCATTAGTGCCAAGTAGTTCAAAGAAACAAGCACAGTTTATGCAAGCAGTCGCGCATAATCCAAAATTTGCTAAAAAAGCGGGTGTTCCGCAATCAGTGGGCAAAGACTTTGCCGCTGCAGACAAAGATAAAACATTTAAAGGTGGTGGTAAAGTGGCTGATTTAAAAAAATTATTCAAAGGTAAAGACACTAAAGCTGAAGAGCTTAAAGAAGCTAAAGCAATTAAGTCTGGTAAAATAACTCCTGAGCAATATGCTAAAGGTGAAGATATGGAAAAAGGTATGAAAAAAGGTGGTAAATGTATGGCTAAAGGTGGCGCAGCTAAAGAAGTAATGGGGCCTAAAACAATGTCTGAAGATGTTGAAAAAGGTTCAAATAAATTAACTAAATTTGGTGAATCTGCCGTACAAAAACGTGGTTCAACTAAAGGTAAAAATCTAGGTGATGCTAATAAAACTATTGGTATTGAAGGTTTCAAACCTAAAAAATACGCTAAAGGTGGCGTAACTAGAGCTGATGGTATTGCACAGAAAGGTAAAACTCGTGGGAGATATTGCTAATGGCTAAAAATGATGCTGATACAATTAATCGTCCAGAGTACGAACGTTTTTTAAAAGACCAAGTTGCAGCCAAAGCTAGAGTAGAAGCTCAGCAAAGATCACAACCCGTTCCTACTCCTCCTTCTATTAAAGATCAAAGAGCACTTACTGAGTTGACTGAAAACTTATCTGGTGTAAAAAAGAAAGCGGGTGGTTCAATTCATGCTGAAGATGCTGTTATGAAACATAAAGCAGGTCATAGTCATCATTCTGATATTTATGGCAAATATGCTGCAGGTCATACTAAACATAAAGAGCATGTATTGAAAAACTTTAGAGGCAAGTAAGATGATGGCATCACGAGGAATGGGGGATGTAAATCCAGATAAGATGCCAAAAAAGAAAACGATTGTGCGTAAAGATAAACCTCAAGATGTCTCTATGTACAAAAAAGGTGGTAAAGTTAAAAATAAACAGGGTAAAAAATGACAACTACGGGCACAGCGTTATTTAATCTTGATGTCTCAGAAATCATAGAGGAATGCTTCGAGAGAGCGGGCTCAGAATTGCGCTCAGGATATGATTACAAAACGGCTCGTAGATCATTAAACCTTTTATTAATAGAATGGGGAAATAAGGGTATAAATTTATGGACAATCGAACAAGGACAAATTGTTCTTAATACAGGTGTCGGTACATATAATTTGCCTGTAGATACTATAGACTTATTAGACCACGTTATACGTACAGGAACAGGACAACAACAAGTTGATATCAATATCAATAGAATATCTTCATCGACCTATTCCACTATTCCAAATAAAAACGCATTAGGTAGACCGATTCAGGTATGGATCAATAGACAATCAGGAGCAACTACTCCTACAGGCGTTGCAAGTCCTACTATTAATGTATGGCCTACCCCACAAGCACCGGATCAACAATATACTTTTGTGTACTGGCGTTTAAGGAGAATACAAGATGTAGGTTCTGGTGCTAACACTCAAGATATTCCTTATAGGTTCTTACCGGCATTGATTGCTGGGTTGTCTTACTATTTAAGTATGAAGCTTCCTAATGTTGATGTACAAAGAATTGCTGGTTTAAAAATGGTTTATGACGAACAGTTCCAATTAGCAGCAGATGAAGATAGGGATAAAAGTCCTGATAGATATGTGCCTAGGATGGGATACAGTAGATAATGGCTAGTAAATATGCGGCTGGTAAACATTCGATTTCTGAATGCGATCGTTGTGGTTTTAGATATAAATTACATCAGCTTCGTAAGTTAACTATTAAGACTAAGACAGTTAGCATTAAGGTCTGTGACCAATGTTGGGAGATGGATCATCCGCAGCTTAAGTTAGGTATGTACCCAGTTTTTGATCCACAAGCTGTATTAGAACCTAGACCAGATAACAGTTACCAAACTTCAGGCTTAGATACCAATGGTTACCAAGCAGGTGGTTCACGAATTTTCCAATGGGGATGGTCCCCGGTTGGCGGATCTCGTGCAAATGATGTATTATTAACACAAAATGATTTAGTAGCGACAACATATGTCAGTTCAGTAACAATTTCTTAGGAGTATAAAATGGCTAAAGGCGATGGTATAGAAAGTAAAGGTAAAACTAAAGGTAAACAATTAGGTATCGATGGATCTAAAGCAGGTCAAGATGGCATTGTGTTATCTAATGGAAAAGCCAAATCAGTAACTTCAGCTAATGCTAAAAAGTATGGTCGTAACTTAGCCCGCGCTAAAAATCAAGGTGGAAAATAATGGCTGCATCAGATACTAATAAATATAAACAACCGCAACCAAACAATGATGCGACTGGTAAAAACGGTTATCCTGAAACAAATGTAAAAACTGCGGGTATTGAAACTCGTGGTAACGGTGCGGCTACAAAAGGCCGTATTGCAAGAGGCCCAATGGGTTAATAAATGAATTTAGCTCAGCTAACTCAAGCAATAGAAGATTACTCCGAAAATACGGAGTCTTTGTTTGTCCAGAATATACCCGTTTTTTTACGTCAAGCAGAAGATAGAATATACAACTCCGTACATATTCCTGTACTTAGAAAAAACGTAACGGGTAATTTGACTACGTCTAACCCTTATTTATCTTGCCCTGATGATTTCTTGTCTGTGTATTCTCTGGCTGTTATTGACAGTACAGGAGCTTATTCTTATTTAATAGACAAAGATGTAAGTTTTATGCGGGAGGCATATCCTACCCTTACTGTAACTGGTATACCTAAGTATTATGCGTTGTTTGGCCCACAGCTATCTAACATGAACGATATATCGTTAATTACTGCGCCGACATCAGATGCAAACTATTCTGTAGAGTTACATTACTTCTATTACCCTATTTCTATTACAGATACAGTAAACAACCCATCAGGTACTACTTGGTTAGGAGATAACTTTGACCCTGCGTTATTTTATGGGGCTATGCGTGAAGCGATGATCTTTATGAAGCAAGAGCAAGATACCATATCTTGCTACGAACAAAAATACCAAGAAGCTATTAGTCAGCTAACTAGACTTGTTAACGGGCTTGAGCGTGGCGACTCATATAGAAACAACCAAATTAGATTACCTTATAGCAGCTTATGATAGTTCAAGGCCAAACTACTGTATTTAAACAGAACCTATTAAGCGGGTTGGAAAACTTCGCTACAGGTACTACGTACACTTATAAGATTGCTTTATATACAGCCAATGCAAGTTTAGATAGTACGACTTTGGTTTATACTTCGTCTAACGAAGTGGTTGGGTCTGGATATACAGCAGGGGGTGTTACACTAACACCCATCGTACCAGCAAGTTTAGGGTCAACAGCTTACGTTAGCTTTAATAATATTACGTTGACAGGTACTTCATTTGTTGTTAGAGGTGCGTTGATATATAATGCAACTACAAACGCAGCGGTAGCTGTACTAGATTTCGGGTCTGATAAAACTGCATCAGGTAATTTTACAATCACTTTTCCACCCGCTACATCAACAACAGCGGTTATACGAATTTCTTAGGAGTTAAAATGCATATTGAAACAACGAACGTAGAAGATATTTGTTCAGTAACTATAGACCGTGGCGCAAGTTATGAAGAGTCTATGGTTTTAAAAGGTACTTATCAAGTTGAATGCCATGATGCTTCTGGTGTACTCAAATGGTCTGATGTTATTGGCAACCTAGTCACTATAGCAGGTAAAAACTCTAGTATGGATACCATGTTAGGTAACGTAGCTGCAGGTGCAGTTGTTATGGGTCTTAAAGGTACAGGCACAGCCGTTGTAGCAGATACTCAAGCATCTCACTCAGGTTGGTCAGAAGTAGGCCTTGCAAATGCTCCTACGTATTCTGGTACTCGTAAAACACCTACATTTAGTGCTGCATCAGCAGGGGCTAAAACTACTTCTACTCCGGTTGTATTTACAATGACAGGTTCAGGTACAGTTGCAGGTTGTTTTATTAACATTGGTGGCTCGGCAACTCAAGACAATACTACAGGTGTTTTGTTTTCAGCTGGTGATTTTACTGCAGGGTCTAAAACTGTAACGTCAGGTGATACGCTCAGTTGTAGTTACACGGCGACAGCGGCATAATAAATAAAGATGGTGACACACTAATAGAACTTTGATATAGTACACCTTTATTAAATTAGAGGTGTAAAATGAATAAGAAATTATTGGGTGTTTGGCGGACTATGCACAACAGATGCTATAACATAAATGTAAAATCTTATAAGTATTATGGTGCAAAAGGTATAATAGTTTGTGAAAGATGGCATGGTAAGCAAGGGTTTGATAATTTTATTATAGACATGGGGCCTAACAGTATCGGGGGTAGTGTAGATAGAATTAATCCGACTGGTAATTATGAACCTTCTAATTGTAGATGGGCTACCAAACTTGAACAAGCTAATAATAAAAGTAATAATACCTTTATAACTGCTAATGGTGAAACAAAAACATTAGCACAATGGGCAGCTATTTTAGGGTGTTCGCCAGCGGCCATTACGTGTAGACTTAAAAAAGGTATGCATCCCGATTTGGCAGTTAGTATGGCTATACCAAAAAGACCTAATTCTAAATTATCGGATGAGGACGTTATTTTTATTCGGTCTACGTACCCTGCTATGACATTTCAAGCTATTGCTGATAAACTATCAGTCAGTAAAAAAACAATATTGAATGTTGTTCATAATAGAATTTTTACTGATATTAAAATAGATTCAAACTAAGGAATAACTATGGCGCTTACATTAGGGGATCGCGTAAAAGAAACAACTACCGTTACAGGTACAGGAACAGCGACTCTTTTGGGCGCAACTACAGGGTTTCAATCGTTTGCTGTCGTAGGTAATGGAAACACTACATATTACTGTATTGCTGACCAAGGTGGCGCTAACTGGGAAGTTGGTATTGGAACGTATACGGCTTCAGGAACTACACTTGCCCGTACCACAGTTTTAGCTTCTTCCAATACTGGTTCGTTAGTAGTATTTACTGCTGGCGTTAAAGATGTCTTTGTAACATATCCTGCTGAGAAAGGGGTTTGGTATGATGCCTCAGGTAACGCTACAATCACAGGCACAACAACTACTACCAATCTTGCTTACACAGGCACACTCACAGGCTCTACAGGCGTACTAAACATAGGTTCGGGTCAGGTGTACAAAGATGCCTCAGGTAACGTGGGGATTGGGACTGCTTCACCAACTCAAAAGCTAGATGTCACAGGAAATATCAACACTTCAGGTTCACTTAACAGCATTAACACCTTTGCATACAAAAACTTACTGATTGATGCTGGCTTTATTATCAACCAACGGGCATATGTTTCTGCTGCTACATTAGCATCAGGTGCTTACGGTCATGATAGATGGAAAGCTGGTGCTTCAGGTGGTGATTATTCATTTACTCAATTAGCTTCAAATACTCAGATTACTATTGCTTCTGGTAAGTCATTAATTCAGGTAGTTGAAGATAAAAATGTCAATGGTACTTCTTATGTTCTAAGTTGGACAGGTACAGCGCAAGCTCGATATGCGGTTAATAGTGCTACTCCTTCAGGTTCTTATGCTGCAAGTCCTATTGTTATCACAGGTCAAACTGCTGGTACGACAATGAGTGTTGAGTTTAACACAGGCACATTAAGCAAACCTCAATTGGAACTGGGTGCAGTAGCCACCAGCTTTGACTATAGACCTTATGGGACTGAGTTAGCTTTGTGTCAGAGATATTACACCGTATTGGGTAATGAGGCAACAGCAAACGTTTTCTTATCTGGATTCATAAATACCTACGGATCCTACCCATTTAATTTTAGCTTCTTTACAAACGTCTTAACGCTTCCTGTGAAGATGCGAGCAACACCAACAGGTACTGTTGTTGGTTCTTGGATAGGCGTTAATGTTTCTGGCCCGACGATTCCATATCTTAGTACGCAGAC